GGGGCCTGAGGGTTCAGAGATCGTCCCTAGTGAATATTGGCTGCAAGTCGCGCATCAAGCGTGTGTGCTCGATTTAGACTACGTAGATATAGCTGTCCTTATCGGGGGACAAGATTTTAGAACTTATAGATATAGAAGGAACCTAAAGTTAGAAGAAAAGATTATAGAAATCTGCAAGCGATTCTGGCTGGATCACGTCGAAAAAGGAGTGCCACCAAGTCCTCAATCTACCTCGGATATTCTAAAACTTTTTCCGCGTCCAACAAATGAGGAAGCGAAAATCATTGACGAGGAGTCAAGATATACGATAGATAAATTAAAGGAGATACGAGAAAAGATAAAAAATCTCCAAGAGGAAGAGGAAAAACATAAAACTCAGATATGTTCTAAAATCGCAGACTCGTTCTCCATCATGGACACAGATGGAAAGACAATCTTAGCGACTTATAGAGAAATAGTGAGTAATAGATTGGATACTCTTCTTATGAAGGCCGAGAGCCCTGATATATATAAAAAGTACAGTAAAGAAACAACAACACGAACATTAAGAATAAGGTAATGGATAGAAAAGAAATATTAGAATTAAAGAAATATGTTTTTGAGACAATGATATCCCATGGATTCTCATTTGAGACGACAAAGGCAGCTTTTGAGTGGTTTATGGAGGATTGGAACGATCATCTTCTCGAAACACTTTATACAAAGAATAAAGAACATGTCGCGCCATCAGGAGGCGAAACCTCCTCTGTCTTTGGGCTTCCTCCAGCTCCTGACGCGGAATTTTCTATGGCACCTCAAGAACCCATCCGACCAGCAGAGCCTGCCGATACAATCGAAGATGTTAAAAAAAAAGAGGACTCTGGGAAGCCCTTTTCTTTAAAAGAGGCCGCTGATTATCTAGGGTTATCCGATAAGGCTTTGATGATGAGAATCTATAAGAAACAAGGTCCTAAAAGCCTGCCGAGAAATAAAAACGAGCCCCACAAATTCGAGAAGTCAGAACTTAAGGCTTATAAAAAATTAACACCGGCTGAAAGAAGAGCGCTCGAAAATGAACCAAATCGTTAATAAAAAGAAGCCAGAAACTGTCGTTGATTTCTTATCCAATGACGATTTCAAGAACAAGATGAAGAAAGTTCTCCCATCCTATCTAACCCCAGATAGGATGGCGAGCGTCTCTCTCTCTTGTATCCGAAAAAGTCCACAATTAGCTGCCTGTAATCCCCTATCATTTATCAACGCTATCATGCGTTGTGCAATGCTAGGACTCGAGCCAGGAGATCACCTGGGGCTCGTCCACCTTATCCCTTATGGTAAGGAAGTCCAGGTCCAGATAGGATATCAGGGCCTCATAGAACTCGTTCTAAGGACAGGTAAAGTCCTCTCCATAGTTGCTAAGGAAGTTTATGAAAATGATGAGTTCTACGTGTCCTATGGGACAGAAGAACAACTTGTCCATAGACCATGCCTTAAAGATAGAGGGGCTTGCATTGGTGTTTATGCCTACGCAAAGCTTGTAGGGGGGACTATCCAATCCGAGATACTCACCATGGAAGAAGTCGATGCTATCATGAGAACATCTAAGACTTTCAGGAATGGACCTTGGCAGACACATCCCAGTGCTATGAGGAGAAAAACCGCGATCAAACAATTGTGTAAGTATCTTCCTAAAACTGCTGATATAATAGCAGCCATAGAGGTAGATGATTCAACGACAGAAGATAAAATAACAATCGATCAAGGTGTAGAATCCTTATGGAGCGATGATGTCCCAGAAGAAAAGGCGACATCCAAAAGCGATGAAATGATCGAAATGCTAGAGAGCTAAATTTTGGATATTCTTTGTGGTGTTATTATCGGATTAGCAATCTTCATACCTCCAACATACATAGTTTGGGAGGTAAACAAAAAAAGGATGGTAGAATGACATGTAGCCCCATAAAATTATTTGAAGAAACGCTCATAGACAAAATATTTGGTGCTAATATATCTGTGAGACGCTTATTAAGCGATCTTGGATTTGAGACAACACTTTCTGTAGAAGACATCAAAGAAAAAATTCTTTCCGAGCACAAAGAAGGGAAGAAAGATACGGCTACAGGGGTCGCCAGAGTTTTCGAAGATAACGCTGACTTCTGGATTGATTTAGCCGTAATTTCTGAAGCAATATGCTCGACTACATGAAGTGTCGCCTCAAAGAAGTGTCAACTTGGAAAGGCATTATAGGCGTCGTAGGGAGTGTTGTTATGTATTTCACTCCCGATAACATAGACCAAATCATTGTGCTCGTCCTGGGCCTCCTAGGCGTCACTGATATTTTTACAATTGAGAAAAAGGATATAAAATGAAAAAGTTTTTAATAATATCGTCACTACTTATGTCTACAGCTTTTGCCGCGGATAATGAGTTGGCAGAGAAACAAAGTTCAACATGCAGATCAGGTAGCATCCTATCTATGATTGGATACTGCCTAGGGTACCAGAATGAGCCAGAGGTCACGAAGGCACCAAGAGCCGTTGTGGCTGAAGAGGTTATCCCTGTAACAATAATTCCCAAAATAGACCCTTCTCTGGTGGAGTTTCTTAATGAGGTAGCAGCATTGCCAAAGCCAGGTTTTACATTTTATAGAGACGCATCAGACATTCGGCATCATTTTAATATTGCAGAATTCGACATTAAATCTTCTTATTATTTGAAAGGCTCTATAGCGGTTGGCTCCGGGTCTTACTATGATAATGCGTTATTAGATGTCAGAACTTTAAGATTAGTCCACCGGTAAGCATAACTAAAAAAAGAAAGTCTAAAATATATGTCCGGTTCTGTTAATAAAGTTATTTTGATTGGCAATCTAGGCCAAGACCCAGAAGTTAAGACACTAACGAATGGGATGAAACCCGTACGTCTATCCGTCGCCACAAGTGAGCATTGGAAAGATAAGACTACAGGTGAGAAAAAAGAAAGAACGGAGTGGAACCGAGTCGTTATTATGAACGAGCAACTCGGTGAAATTGCCGAGAAATATCTTAAAAAAGGATCAAAGGTTTATCTCGAAGGGCAGCTACAAACTAGGAAATGGATGGATAAAGATAATAAGGAACATGTTGTCACAGAAGTCCTTATCCCTCGTTTTAATGGCAGGCTCGTTCTTCTCGATAATCGTGTTACACCTGATGCAAACTCAGTATCTCAAAAGAAAACAAACGATGACTATATAGATGACGATATCCCTTTCTGAGGGGTATCGCACTCTAAGGGATTAGAATGATGACCAAATTACAAAATCATGAAAAACTGAGTCTGCGGACTGAATCTCTCAAAATGGCTTATGAATTAGCTTTTAAAATAGGTCTTTTCCCTAGCGAGGACAATAAGAACTATAATAAAGATTATAACGACTTATTCGCCTTCGCTATGAGTAAAATTGAGGAAATGGCCGATTGGAATTTTAATTATATAGTGACAGGACTAGGCACGCCAAAAACATAAGGGGTTGGCAGCGTATCCAAGTTTGTTCGTTAGTGCGTGCTCATAGTGGGCCATTCTCCCACATTATCCTCTGAAAAGAGGGGTACTCATTATTTGTACGATATGGCACGCCGTATGCTTGGGACATACACAAAATAAACAATATCATAAATTGTTGGTCAATGACAATGAGGGAAAGGAATCCCACATTGATTGTCTTTCACTTAGTCTATAATATATCTATACAGCAAACATTTAGATATTAAGCGAAATGATAGAATACAAAGAGCCGGAAATATTCTTTTTTAGAAAGACAGAAGATAAGGAAACTCAGTCCCGTCTTTATGAGTTGTTTAAGGGAGTTAAAAAGGAAACCATCAAACACTTCAATGATCCCACTCTTAACACTTTCTTCCATCAAGAGAAGCGCCAGAACGAGATTCTTTATCGATATATAGTTATAAGGCATATGTTGAATGAGGATGAATTCAAGAGCGATAATGAGCCCCCAGAAACACCTATTGAACCAGAACCTATCCAGACCGGATTTGAGAATGTTATCCCATTTGTAACGTTTAATTTCAGCAATATAATCCCTTCTAAGTATGCGAATACGTCAAAGGACACTAAGTCAGAATTAGATAAGAAAAGGAATATTTTGACAGGTAAAGAGTGCCCGATATTCAAATCAAGAAATGCGCTTTATTTTGTTGCGCATGATGAGTATAATATACAAGATATACTTGACAGTATAGAATAAATGAGTATTAGAGGAATATTTTGGACATACTAATTAAACCAAAAAAAACACACGCCGGAACATTCAAGCCAGGCAATAAATTTGGGACAGGAAGGCCAAAAGGCAGCAGGACGAAGAGCAAAACATATCTGGATGTCATAGGCGAACAGAATATGGAAGATATCGTCGCTGTTGTCGTCCAACAAGCAAAGAATGGAGATGTAGCTGCTTCCAGGCTCCTTATCGAGCGCACACACTACTTTGGGAAAGGGAGACTAATTAAGCTTAATCCATATAATCTTTCCACCCTGGAGGGTATTGGGCTTGCCTGTGATGATATTTGTGACAGGATGATCAATGCTGAAATATCACCTGCAGAATCTTTAGAGATCCTTGAGCACTTCGACATTCGACGTAAGCTCATAGAAACAAACGAACTTCAAGTCATGGTAGAAGATCTCAAGCACAAACTAGAAGTTATCGAGAATGCTAATAAATTGTAGGCGCATCTAAAATGCGTCTACCCTGGTCTCTCTTGTTCTGCGTCCTGATTATTCAGCATAGTTTGAATTTCTGTAAGGATTAAACGGCCTGCCTTCCCTCTTCTGGTAAGGCTTTCTAGATATCTTGGGGCCTGCTTCGGGTTCGCTTTCATACCATCATAAATGCCTTTAATAAAATCAGGATTCGTGAATATCTTTTTAGCCGCGAATTTAGTCGCAATAATAGGTACTGCTGCTAAAGCAGCTGTTGTCGTTGCAAGAGGTAGATTCCCTGTTGCGAGCGCAGCCAATCCTATCTGTGACTTTTTCATCAAGTTATTGTAAGTATCTATGAAATTTTGAGTATACGCTGTCTGGGAAGGATTCCCCTCTAAGGCACCTTCTCCTAACGCCCTAACTGCATCTACAACCTTTGGGAACTTCTTTCGGGACTCATTATCAAATCCTGACAAAAGAACATGTTGTGTGGGCTTTGGGAGCCCTCTAAATTTATCAGCCATTGTGAAGGCATTGTAATCGCCCTTACGATTAGCGGCTCCTAATTTGTTTAGGAACATATGCGTAAAATCTTGAGCTTCATCGGGAGAGAAAGCCTCGTAGAGTGGCTTAAGCTTCCTAGCCGAGTTCTTAGATTCAAAGAATATCTTATTGAAAGCTGCAGGCTCTGAATTCTTATATGCTTTTAAGATGTCGTTAAAATGAGGTTTTACATCTTGTGCATATTGGGAATAGAAAGCGTTCCGTTCCCCCCAAATCTTTTTTGCTTCAGGGCTTATAGACGAAAAATAGTCTCCGATTGATTTTGTGAGGCCCTTTTCGAGATGCTTGATCTCCCCTTGGGTTTTCTTTCCGATGAGACCAAACGTAGTTATCTTGTTCTCACGGAGATTAGCCAAAAAGGCTTTAAGGTTCTCATAAGGGATTGCTCCACCAAATTCAGCGTATTGCTTTTGAAGGTAGTTTAAGTCTTTCCCTATTGGTGTCTTCATGAAGGATTCTTGTGCTGCGGGACCCTTTAGCTTCGTGAGTTTGCTTAATAAGTTCTCCAGGGGAGCATCAATATTAACAAGATTATTACCATTAGCGTCCGCATGTTTTAAATATTTCTCTAGTTCTAACTCATAGTCCCCCATTTTTTTACCTAGATTTGTTTTATAGGTATCAATGCCTGATTTTGCCAATTTACCAGCGGCTTCAGGGGTTAAATTCTTAAGAGATTCGGGGGTCATCCCCGTCACATTCTCGATATGAGCCAATTGCTTAAGATCTGCCTCATGGATGATAGGACCAGCAAAAGGAGATTTTCTTGTAATATTGTAAGCTCTTTGTACGGGCCCAGAATCAGTGACGGCATTAAGGGTTAAGGGCATATCTGCCGCTAACATTGCCTCTACCTTCTCAGGATTAACGCTAAGATTCTCTCCTATCATTGCCTTCGTTTTTGATCTTCCTGCCTTTGTTAGACTCCTCGCCCCTAATTTGGTCGCGCCTAAAGCAGCATTGCCACCTATAGCAGCCAATAACCCGGCCAGAGGAGCAACCAAAGGTTGTTCTGGGTCTTGGTTAAGGATGTGCTGTGTTGTCCCGCTAGCGAGTGCTGTGGATCCTATATTCTGAGGTGTAAGCTCACTTATATCCTTAAGACCCTTTGCGACTTTTCCTGTCCGGCTTGTGGTCCCTAATAGCTTCATCAAAGCCGACGCACCACCTCCTAAAACAGGGATGCCGGTAACTGCCCGAGCCACGGCCTCAGATACCTTTTCTCTCTTCGTTACAGGTTTTGTATAGCCTCCAGTCGCCGTATCTATCCCTTGTCCTATCTGCTCGCCCATAGGCTTAAAGTCGTAAAGCCCCAAGGCTCTTGAGGTAGCTGTTATCGGGAGGGAGAATAAATCCCCTACATCCCCAATACCTGCGGCTACGTTTCTTGCTCCTTTCGAGAAAGATTGAGCTCCACTTTTTAGTGTATCGTATAGAGAAGTAGATTTCTTCGCCCTTGGCTTAGGTTCTTCCCTCATGATATCACGTGGAAGCGCTCCTTCTTTCTTTGCTTCTTCTGGCGGTTTGCTAATCTCGCTCCCGCCAAAATCCTCAAAGTTTAATTTAGGGTCTTCTTGTGAGAAAGGAATTTCTTTCCCACCAAAATCCTCAAAGTTTAATTTGTTACCCACGAGTAAACCCCGATCTCATAGCAGCTTCAACATTCTGAGATGGGATCATGCCAATACGTCCATCCGGTGCAACCATTTTAATAGCTTCCTTAGCAGAGCCCTCCCTAATCATCGCTGATTTAGATTCATCCCGAGCATTACCATTTAGGTAATCATCTGGAGTTTTATTAAATGGGGCATTCTTTCTAACGGAGGCTTGTTTATCATCCCAATATCTTTCAAAAGCTGCAATTGCCTTCGGGGAAGGTACACCACTCATAACCTTGTCTATGATATATTGTGAAGCTTCTTTCCCACGTTCCAAATCATCTTTGTAATGTTTAATGGACGCTAGGTTCGCTTCTCGTGTTTTCGATAGCTCAGGTTTGGTCTTCTCCATCATTCTAAGTTTTCCAAGGGGGACAGTGCTGCCTTTCAGCTGGTTCCCGCCCTTAAGGACAAGGTCATTCGTTAGATTTTCGAATTTACCCACATCGCTTAGATCCCCAGGGGTTGCCCCTAATGATCTTGATATACCCTTCCCAGCAGCTGTTAAGAAACTGTCATCCTTATTCGGCAGCATTGTAGAGATGGTAGGACCTGTATTTAATTTCGCTGCCTCAACCTCTAATTCATCCAGTGTTTGGCCGAATGAGCTAGAAGACCCTAGGAACGCTTGAGCGTCCATTAATGCCTTTTTATCGACAGCATTTAACTTTGACATATTGATTTCGCTAGGGGGTTCTACACCCTCAACAAGCGTCGCTTGGTGCCTGCCTGTTGTAGGGTCTATCCCTATGTTATATAGCTTACCGTTAACTTCTTTAATGTTGCTCTTCACCTCTTGGCCTGCATGGGCTTTCCCTCTATTCAGATCTAATAGCCCCATCTTGTAAGCCTTATCCAAAGCCAATTCATCTTTCTTTTGTGAGAGCGCGTCTTGATGTTTTCTTTCTTCCGATCTGGAGTGATCTATAAGCCTAAACAGATTCGCTGCTTGTAGCTGATTATCACTATTTCTTTGGTGAGACTTTTCAAATGCCTCTACACCAGGTTGGATAGATTTATTCATAGATGCCCACATGTTTCCTGGGGTATGGTGCTTACCCATATTCCCGTACATATGTGCCAGCATCATCATTCCTGGGTTGAGATCATGCTTTCCAGACACAAAATCACCAGCGACACCTAACATTCTCTCTCTCTCTGGAGATGGATTCTGCTGCATAGGCTCAGCTGTTACGGGGCCTCCTTGTGCGAAATGGCCGCCTCTTGCAGATTGCCTTGAAGCTTGTGCCGCTCCGAACGCCCCTAGTGCGTTACCCATAGCTGAGTATGGGCTCGTAACAGGCGCAGATTGTGGAGTGTAGGTAGTTTGGCGCGTATATTGTCCTGTAGCCGGCAATCCCCGTACAGCCTCGTTTAAACGAGCTTGTTGTTGGAATGGGAACTCGTGGGCCGCCAAATGTTGTTCAAAAGCGAAGTCGTTCTTTTGTTGTTCTAAAGCCCTTTCTTGTGCTCCCATCTGACTTAAAACATCGAGTTGCATCAGTTTGTCACGCTGTGCTTGAGAAGCTAGGTTCATCACGTCTTTTGCAGTCGTCCCTTGACGCCATAGATCACTTTGAGAAGTATTAGATAAGAGATTGGCAGCTTGTAATGCCTTTTGTTGATCTATGTTAACTTGTCCTAATGCCTTCTCATACCCTTGACTTAAGACGCCAGCTTGTTGATTCATAAGAGATTCTTGCATGTCTCTAGCCGCTCTTGCTTCCATCTCATTCCGCTTACCACTGTTGTAAGCACCTTGGCTAATGAAGTTAGAACGAATGCTGGGAAGAATATTCTCAGTTAAATTCTTATTGGCTCTACGCTCAAGTACGTCTAAAACCTTCTCTTGATAAGGATTCATGTACTGACCATATTTCCGGGATGGATTGATGGCGGCAATACCTAAGAGACCCTGAGCTTCTTCTCCCATGGCGGATTGTCCCATAACCTCTTGGGCAGCTTCCATAGCTCGGTCATATGCGCCTTGTTGTACTGGGGCGTTAATAGCTCCCTGCATAGAAGTCTTTGCCCCACGTTCTGTTGTAGTCTGTGGTGCAAACCTTTGTCCCATATAAGGTTCATACGTCTTTTGCGCATTTATATCGGCACTATGTAACAAACGATAGACAGCATCATGCATGTACTGTGGCATGCTTGTCCCTGTATAGCCTGCAGGCAAAGCAGGGTGCGGATCAGGTGCGGGGCCTAATTCAGGGGCTCGTCCATGAGGGTCGTATGGATCTAATCCTAAATTTATCGGTTGAAAGTCTGGATCGAGTTGACCAGTGTAAAAATTCGGAGGGTTTTGAGATTGATAATAATATGTACGAGGCATATTATGAGGCTCCCTTCAGGTAAGAGATTAAATCTTTAGCTCTAGGAGGCAATCTATCCCCATTGCTATTTTTATGCTGGCGCAGTTGTTTAACAGCAGACTTTAAAAATTTAGCGCCTTTTTTATTAGATCCTCCACCAATCGCAGTGACTGTCATGGGGTCAATCTCATATTCTCCGTCTGATAACATCGCTGGGATCATCCTCTTGCCGATATTTCCGCCCCTTGCTAGTTTATGAGCAGGAATGGGCATTTTCTTTCTGATAAGAGCGACTGCTCTATCTAGTTCATCTTTCCCAGCGCGACTGGAACCATCGCCAAACATAGAAACTGAACTTGCATCGATGATATAGCTCCCCTCAGGTACATCTTTAGGGATCTTATCATCTTGCCCTTTCCCAGGGCCCCCGATATACCCGGCCTGATTCCCGTGCATAGGATTCATACCATTATTCACGCGTCCACCTCTTTTAAAAGGAGGCAATTGTTGATTTATTGGTGCTGGCTGTCCTGGGTATACTGGGACAGCTTCAGTAGCTGGGTACATCTGCCCATCAGGACCACGCTTGTACACTACCCTCTGTATCCATGTAGGACCAGGAAGACTTCTTCCTCTAGTCCTAGAAGGGTTAACACTCTCTTTGTCCATCTTAAAACGTTTTTCTTCACTTGCTCTAGAATGGCCTTGTGGCGCATTACCATAACCAGAAGCGTCATCTCTGCTTCCTCCAGCATCTTTCTGGAAGGGAATCCCTTCAATATTGCCAGTGAGCACATCTTTTATTTGACTAAAGCTCGGGCCAAATTCATTAACTAGTCCACCCATTCCAGGTATAAACGTATCAACAACCTTATCCATTGCCATCTGCCCTGTGGTTGGTGGTCTTAGAAAAGCACCGACACCAGAACCTGCAAGAGCACCAATTGGGCCGCCAAGTACCCCCCCTAAAAGAGGGGCCACGGCTCCCAGCTGAGATTGCCATGTGCTCGGAGTAGAATGGGGTGTAGATGCAGTTCCATGATGGCCCCAGTCAGGTCTGCTTGCTAATTCATGTATATGGCTACTAAGGGCTTGCTTGTCTGCAGAAGTGTATGGAGAATTACCATAACCAGACGCATCTCCACTACTGCCACCTCCACTATCTAGACTAGCTAGATAACTATTCATAGCCGCATTGTTTGCCGCCGAATGACTGTCCCCGCTACTGCCAGAGTCATAATAACCGTATTCTCGACTAGGGGCCCCTGAACTTCCGCCCCTTGCTCTTTTTACACGACCTCCGCTTCTAAAGGCAGGTGAGGCTTCAGCGTTAGGATCGGCATCAGGAGGAGGCAATTGTTGATTTATTGGTGCTGGTTGTCCTGGGTATACTGGGACAGCTTCAGTAGCTGGGTACATCTGCCCATCAGGACCACGCTTGTACACTACCCTCTGTATCCATGTAGGACCAGGAAGACTTCTCGTCATGTTAGGATCTGTTGCGGCTTGTTTAAATGCTTGAGAACCTTGCCGATTAATCTTCTCCATCTCTCTTCTTTCGTCTTTTTGACCTTTCATCTGAAGAGCTGTGGAGGCAAGCATTAGAGTCGCCGGACTCGATAATACACTCATAAGCGGGCTTTTCATAAAGCCTGTTCTACCAGATTCAGCTGCTGCTGCGGAGGCATTTCCAGCTCCTACAGCACTCTGAGGAGTCGGGTTAGAAGCGCTAGCAGAATTACTACCGCCCACGCCTAACAAACCTCCTAGGCCGCCGTAATCGCTTCCTAACGCGCCGCCCCAGCCAGATTGGCTGCCAGTCGTATTTCCGAGGAATCCCATACCCTGACCCTGATTCAGGAACTTACCTGCAGCATTCCCGAAGAATCCAGTCCCTGCGACATTTTTTACCGATTCTGCCATCCCTGGAAAGGCGCTGTTTGCTAAGCCAGCGGCTCCTTGAGCCGCCATCGTGTAACCATAGTTCTTAGCGGCTGGCAGGAAAGCGCTGCCTGCACTCTGCCCCGTCGCCATACGCCCTGCCAAGTTTCCAAGAGCGGCACCCACCCCAGGTTGTCCTGCATAAGCTCCAGCTATACCGCCAGCGACTGTTGCAGCCACGCGCAAGAATGAATTCTTAAGATTCTTCCAGCTATATTCTCTTAATCCTGTACGAGGATTGATCTTTCTTTCCCCTCTGATTTCATCCAAAAGGTCAGCCAACATGGTTGGGAAGATAACAAGCTCTGTGTCTCCACCTTCGCCAAGTTCAGCTGCTTTCTCAATTTCTGGATTATAATCAGCAGGAGATTCTTGATAATTAGGAAGCCTTTTCTTCGCTTCTTCATAAATTGTCTTAAAATCAGGATTATCTAACTTTCCATTATCTGTAATGTCTTTCCCAGCGGCCACGAAAATCTCGGCGAGTTCAGGTGTCTCCTGGAAGATTTTTGCAATTCCTTTGTATTCTCTTACACCCGTCTCTTCGTCGAAAGAGGCCCCCCCTTGTAGATCATCTAATGATTTGATTTCATCTTTAGAGATATGAACAACAATTACAGGCATTTCTTCCTGTTGTTGCGGACTCTTCTGAGAGTCAAAGGGGGACGGAACGTTTTCGTTTAGAATTTCCGGGTTCATAACATTGCCTCTCACCGAAAGTTTTTAATTAGCTGCGGTAGCCCTGTTCATATGGCGCATAGCTCTGCATCATGTTCTGGCCCATCTGGCCTAAACCTTGACGCCCAGCATTTTGCCAATCTCCACCTTGCATTCCTGTGTCAAACATGCTCTGTCCTACTTGACGACCTTGATCCATGCCTTGGTGTGCCCATTGCGGCATTCCTTGCCCCATGCTCTGCTGTGCGCCTTGCATTGCACCGCCGAAGGCTTGCCCTGCTCCCTGTCTCCAGTCACCTTGTCCTCTGATGCCGGCTTGACCTGCTTGGTTAAGACCGCCCATCATTCCTTGCCACTGTTGAGGCATTTGTTGTTGAGCTTGATTCATGCCTGCACCGAATGTATTAGCTGCTCCTTGACGCGCAGCACCCCTCCAGTCTCCACCAGTTAGACCCTGTTGAGCTGTATTACCCATCCCCTGTAAGCCTTGTTGGGCCCACTGGGGAGCCCCTCTTTGTTCCATCTGGCTCATGCCGTAATTCGTCATTCCAGGCATTTGATTCGATAGCTGTTGACGGAAAGCACCGCCCATATCTTGTCTATTGTTGTAGGCATTCATCATGCCGCCGCCCATTTGAGAGGCTCCACGCATCCAGGCAGGATTACTCTCATTGTTTCCCATGGATTGAAGACCGCTTTGCATGCCGCCTCTCATCCCTTGGCCGAGAGCACTTCTGAAATCTTGTCCTTGCCCCCAAGATTGCGCTGCATTGCCAAGACCTTGAGCTAGATGAGGTGTCATCTGGGCTGCAAAGTTCTGCGCATGAGGGGCCGCAGCCTCTCCGAATTGTTTGGCGTAAGGAGAAGCTGCTGTATAAGCAGATTGAAGGCCTGAGCCCATAGAGGATAATCCACTTCCCATGGCACTTCCTGCGCTGGACAATCCAGAACTTAAAGAGCTACCAAGGCCGCTAAAAGCGCCACTTAAACTGAAGTATTCAGGCTTGTTGGTGTGAGGATTAATACTCTGTTGACCTGCCATACCGTCGAACATTTGGGCAGTTTTAGGGGTAATAAGCGCCATTTCATTGTCGCCATTACGACCCATTGAAGCCATATCGGAGCCCATTGATCCACCCATTGCTCGGTGACGTCTTTTTCCTCTTACATGCGATTCTATGTGAGCGCGGATGTGCGGATTTTCCAGGAGATATTCTAAGTCTTTGTATTCCCGATAACCTGTTGTTGAATCTCTGGCACTGTGGCCACGAAGATCATCAAGATCATCCAATTCTTTTTTGCTGAAGTGAGCAACAACCATTTTAGGAGCTTTTGCACTCCCACCTCTAGCCAGGTTAGAAGTATCAGCTTGCAAGCTCTGTTGATAAGGTGCTGGAATATTGTTTTGTAAGAATTGTGTGTCCAAGTTATTCTCAGTATAAGTAATGTGTAATTACTTTACAGTATAACAATAACTTGACTATTATTATATATTCAAAAAGATATATTTATCAATTGTGCTATGAGGATTGCACTATCACAACAAAGTGCTCAGCCCACTCTCTCCAATGCTCCGATGTCTTATAAGTCAGATATTTGGCGATTGGAACATCTATACCTGGGTTATTCAGAATGATTTTTGAAACCCAATCTTCCCAGTCTTCTTCTTCTCCCGGAAAGGGCATTTCTATATTCGGCAAATCTTCAATTATCTGTTGAGCCCATGTCTTAAAATCAATCTTTACAGGTAATGTTATCGCTGTCATACGCTAACTCTTCGGTCTCACGTCACCCTCGGCGATATTCAAAAGAACCTTGCCCATTTGATAGAAACCGTCCTGGGTATCGCTCGTGAACTTAAGACTTACAAGACGCCCCATCTCATTCATGTCAATTTTTGATTGATCTGGGCTAAACGTATATAGGGGAGAAGGCTGCAGGTCTCCCTGAGAGAACCCGCGATTGATAACCCTAACGTTCATATCCCCTGTTTGGATGAAGTTCGGTTCAATCCTTCGAATACGTAATTGCCTGTCATTTCCATTCTGTTCGAACAGATCCATAATATTTGTCTCAAATGATGATCTGATCGCGAATATTTGATTAAACAGAATCTGGTTATTGCCCTTTTCATGGGTCCATATAGGATATGTTATCGGCCGCTGGTTAGTTTCTGGGTCAACTTCTGCGTCAAGGTTAATAACCGTTGTCGAATCCGCCATGATCGGATACGTATATAAATTCGCAGATATCCCATGGGATCTAGGAAGCTGTGTGTCATACCAAATATTTTCCTTAACGTTGAATATAATAGCGTGTGTACATTCAGTAGCGTTTCCACGAGGGTAGAACCACCAAATTTCATTGTATCGCCGAATGCTGACTCCAAACACTTTCGCTGATTGTTCTTTATTTAAATTGTTAAAAAACCAATCTGTCGAAAATGTATTCGTGATGCTTTGGACCACGCCGTTGTAGTAATAGAATTGATCCGCTCCTACCCAATAATAGACCTGATCGTATTTAATGATGCTTCTAGGAGATAATATTGATATATCATCTTCAATTGTGTTGAAGCTAAACCCAAGATCCTCAGAAATAAATGTCCCCCTGATAAGACTATCTAATGACCAAAATAATACAGTAGGGGCTGTACTCCCTCTTGTTCGCCACCCTGCAACAATTTTCGTTCCTGCGATGGATGCGATATCGACATCGTCCCACATAAGAGGATTTCCCGATTTTGACCACGAAACAACACCCCCGTTTCCGTACGCGAATAAGAACGGAGGAACAGCAACGATGCCGCCATTATATATAAGAGGAACTAAGTTTGTGGGAGAGTCTTGATATACTCGCGTCAAGGGAGCCGTGCTATTAACATCCCCATAATAAAGTTCACCATTTGTCGTGTTGCTAATGTCGTGCGCTTTGTGAGCTACGTGAGCAAAAATTAATAGAGTAGGTACGCCATCTACTTGGGTGTTGAATAGTTCAAACGACCATTGGTTATTCTCATGAGGAACATAGTCTAAAGGCGTCCTGTCTATCTCTGGGGATGCTGCTCCTGAAACAAGATAATTAGTGACCGTAACCCCTGATTCTCTCCCCATATATAAGTCGAATGATTCGGATTTCTTAACAGAGAACAGAGTTCTTGTGATTTCTGTCGATCCTGGCGTTAAGAGCTGAAATCCGCCTATTTTACGAGGGTATCCTTTATAGAATCTTACCCATTGCCCGTCTATGTAGCCCGTGCTGTCGAATTGTGTCAGGTCTCTTTGAATGCCAGGAGTGGGCTTTAGGGGTAATATTTTATGATCAGCCATTGTCGTAAGCTCGTATTAAAGAATAGAGATTACGCCCATAATCAAGATACCCTCCATTAAAAGAATTTATAGGGACAAAGCTTGCCAAATCATTGCCATCAATAATAACGGTTGGATTACCTGACGCAGAGATCCCGAGATTGCCTAGAGAATCTAAATAAATACCCGTTGTCTGGTCACTGACAAAACGAATGGATGGTTGTGCTGCTGTTCCATCTGCGAAAGCCACAGAGCCCGGCGCTTCAGTCGGGATACTATGGAGATCAGTCCCATCCGAATAAAGGATGAGAGATGCATCAGGGATGAGAGTTATCGGGTTCGCAGACCCAGCTATTGTTAGAATGAGGCTGAAACCGCCTATAGTCTCATTCTTCACATAATATTGAGCGTTAACATTAGGATAGGTGATCTGAACGTTTCCGGTAAGGTTACCTGAGAATTGATGGACTAAAAGGTTTGCTTCGGCCGTTGTCAGGACAACTGGTCCAGGGCCAATAACAACTTTATTTAGGATTCCTACTGTAAATAACGTAGATTTTCCATATCCAAGGGAGAACCAATTTACCCCATCTGTCACGAAGAAAGATGATTCTGTAGGCCTCATGATAAAGTTTGCGAAGCCATCTATAAGAACGCCGACTCCCGTAGGAATGATTGTTAATTGACCTGCTGCACTAATGTTATGAATCGAAAAGAAGAACCCGTTACCAATACCTGCACCTGCGGGGGAGGGCAACGTAAATGCTGCTTGTCCTCCCACAAATTTAAAGAGAGTTGCTCGGTCCAATGCACTAACTGTATAGTCGTCATCTTTTTCGACAACACTGAATTCCGTATTGAGTGTTGCAGCTAGGGTAGTTAACCCAAACCCTTCTAAAGTGTAAGCGTCTGCGGTGGATGCCCCTGTCCCATACTGCGTGACTCCCCAAATCCCAGCGTCAGTCGTATTGTCTTTGACATATATATAAAATGCTTCTCCAGGATCTATTTGGATAATCTCTCCGCCACCGGCGTCATATACAGTGAATGCCTGAACACCCATATTCTTATATATAACGCTTTCGCCGACAGAGACCTGCATTGCTGAGGGCATATTGATGTCAAATATATCTCCATTTGATATTACGTCCATTAACTTTGCGACGACTTCTGTTGTGTCAACGAATGATGAGGGCCAAACAAGAGTTATATTCTCTGTTAGTGTAATTTCGCGGTAACTAACATCTGAGGGCTGTATAGGTGTACCACCAAAAATATTTGTATATGACATTAATCTTTTGTCCTTTTCGAATAACGATCGGTGATACGGCCCTTATCTTCAGCGTTAAGACCGATAAGCGCTTCGAGATAGAACTGTTTGTAAGTTTGAACACGCTCATCGTCTTTAACAAAGATCATCGCTTCCAAAAGAGAAGCATAAATAAGCAATTCAGGTGCGTTCTCTGTAAGCCAGTTTGTCTGATTGGTTAGATCCAATGGCTGTGATTGCTCTGAATAAGCCACCTCAAATGGGTAGGCTATATCGGGCGTAGGAACAATTAACCAGTTGTTGTACCCGTAATCAGAAAAATACTTAGGAAATCCTGTCTCTGTGTCATCAGGCCAATATTCGCGGCAGAACTCATAACTACGAAGAAGCAATTGATTCCTGGTGTTAAATCCAGGGCCATTACTCCCTACGTTGAAAGTAATCGTACTCCTCCATCGGGCGGGTTTTATAAGAACACCATTCCCGGGGGTAAAGTTGCCAGTCATATAGACCTCAAGGCCAAGTGTCTTAGAATCCTTGGAAATGCGTCTTTGGCCGAGCATGATAAAGACGGGAATATTATCTTTAACGTCTAAGTCATCCCGCTCTAAATACGATAAAATTGTATCATAAAGAGTTTGATATGTAAGTTCGAATGCCATACATCTCCTTACGTATTCGTCGTGTAAGAGACGTACACAATGTTATCCGAGGCATTTAAAACATCTGTCGCTATAAAAAGACCATCTCCAGGGGATAGATATATAGGCATATTAAATCCTACTGTCCCTGATGCTATTGGTGTCTCAAAATCAGAATATTGTTCTGTATTAAGAAAAAGTTTATGAGCCACTGGGGTCCCGGTCGTTCTCGTTACATATATAGACTTTATGAGTGTCGCAACGTTGGCAGGGGCAATGAATATCTGCGCATTCTGTACGTTCTGGAACTGAGTGATATCGTTTGAAAAACTAGCAGAAGGTGACGGTACTACTTGTGGAATCTCTATATAGCTCATCGCATATGAGAATACTTGTCCAGCAGGTTGCAGGAGAGAAACATTTATGTACCGTGCATGGGCGTCTGCAGCATCTACGCTAATGATAACCTGTCTATCATTATCCACAACGACAGCAGAAGAGACATTCCCATTTGAGGCATAGAATCTTCCTGCCCCACCTAACGTAGGGATAGCATCGGCAGTGATACGGACAATAGCCGTGTTTAGACCTGCGTCGATCGAGAAATAGAAGTACTTGATAACTGCGACTACATCGACGCCAAGATCTATAGTAAATAGCTCAGTTCCTGGTCCTACTTGGGTATAACTGCCTGTTTTGTTTTTCTCTAATGCCATTATGGGTTCACCATTATCCAGCTGACTGTAGACGTGTCTCCTCCTTTGTGAGAAGTAAGCGTAAACGAGACGCCGGGGACGATAGCACTGATCCTTAAAACACCATCATTGTCACTCGATGGGAAGTGTTTTGTAGCTACGATTATAGAGTTAGCCGTGACAGCTGTTGATGCGACTGTGACATTCCCAGAAGCAAGAGTAGCCCTACCACAGGTTTGAGCTGCTCCAGTGTTATTCGCTGTAACGACTATACCGGTTCTAGAAAGAGAACCGCTTTCTACACGGAGAGCGTTGCTTACAGTTCTTATTATTGTTCCTGATACAGGTGCTGCAGGCGTGGTAGCGTCATTTTGCAACTTGATTTCAGGAGGAAGAGAGTTAAATGTCCCTATATCCAAGGCATAAGCAGGAGATGGGTTACCTATCCCGACAAAGCTGCTCACTCCCGCCGACCCTACCCCTAAAGAAATAGAATTAGAGGTATTTACAAAAGCGCTGGCCCCAATGGCAACGGAATTGTTTATACCGTTAGTAGCAGAGGTTTGAGGGCCCAATAATGTGCAGCCCTGGAGGTTTGTTGCCGTTGCACCAGCCTCCCACCCCAAAGCGACGTTACTACTACCACTCGTAAGAGTGTTTAAGGCGCGCGTGCCCACTGCGGTATTATTCATTGTATCTGATGCTAGTAGGGCATTATTACCGATCGCCACGCTTTCGTTCGCGGTAACATTCCCGTTTAAACTATTCAGCCCCAAAGCCACATTATCCGTTCCCGTCGTGTTGCTAGTAAGAGATGAAGACCCAACCGCTATGTTATTACCGCCCGTCGTGTTGCTACTTAGAGATGAAGGCCCGACCGCTAAGTTGAAATCGCCCGTTGTGTTGTTAAGTAGAGATGAAGGCCCGACCGCTATGTTGATACTGCCCGTTGTGTTGCTAAATAGAGATGAATTTCCAACCGCTATGTTGAAACCGCCCTCTGTATTGCTATTTAGAGATGAAGGCCCGACCGCTATGTTGGCAGTGCCTGTTGTGTTGCTACTTAGAGATGAATTTCCAACCGCTATGTTGGAATCGCCCGTTGTGTTGCTATTTAGAGATGAACCTCCAACCGCTACGTTGGAGCTGCCCTCTGTATTGTACTGTAGAGACTGTCTCCCAACCGCTATGTTATTACTGCCTATCGTGTTGCTAAATAGAGATAAAGTTCCAACCGCTACGTTATTACTGCCTATCGTGTTGCTAGTAAGAGATGAAGGCCCAAAAGCTGAATTGAAATCGCCCGTCGTGTTGCTAAATAGAGATGAACCTCCAACCGCTACGTTGGAATTGCCCGTCGTGTTGTTAAATAGAGATGAAGGCCCGACCGCTAAGTTGGTACTGCCCGTCGTGTTGCTAGTAAGAGATGAAGACCCAACCGCTATGTTGGAGCTGCCCGTCGTGTTGCTAAATAGAGATACAAACCCAACCGCTATGTTGGAGCTGCCCGTCGTGTTGCTCTGTAGAGATTGTGTCCCAACCGCTATGTTGGCATTGCCCTCTGTATTGTACTGTAGAGACTGTCTCCCAACCGCTACGTTATTACTGCCTATCGTGTTGCTATTTAGAGATGAAGACCCGACCGCTACGTTGAAATCGCCCGTTGTGTTGTTAAGTAGAGATGAAGGCCCGACCGCTATGTTGGAACTTCCTGCGGCGTTGCTAAGTAGAGCTTCATGCCCTACAGCCACGTTATTCGACCCTGTGTTATCCTCCTGTACCGCTGACCCGCGCAATGCACGCGTGCCAACTCCTATATTTTGGTCTCCCCTCATGTTAAGAAGTGATTCACCGCCCACCCCCACATTATCACTGTTTGATATGCTTGCTACGGAACTTTGAACGCCAATTGCTACGTTTCGGTTGCCGGAGATATTTGAGAATAGTGCTATGTCCCCTATGCCAATATTGGAACTTCCTGCGGCGTTGCTAAGTAGAGCTTCATGCCCTACAGCCACGTTATTCGACCCTGTGTTATCCTCCTGTACCGCTGACCCGTGCAATGCACTCGTGCCAACTCCTATATTTTGGTCTCCCCTCATGTTAAGAAGTGAGCCAGTGCCCACCCCCACATTATCACTGTTTGATATGCTTGCTACGGAACTTTGAGCGCCAATTGCTACGTTTCGGCTGCCGGAGATATTTGAGAATAGTGCTATGTTCCCTATGCCGATATTATCGGCGCCAGTAGTATTTGAGTTCAATACCTCAATCCCTAGGGCTACGTTTCCGCTCCCCTCGTTTTCGAGAAGGATGCTTCTTCCTACTGCTACATTAGATGCCCCAGGCGCTACTGAGGTCATTATGTCGAATCCGATGGCTACATTTGAGTTCAAACCCGTTGAGTTTAAGAGGCAGTTATATCCGATGGCAAAATCAGCTGGGTTCATTATCTTTTTCCTTTTATTATATTAATTGTGTCGGATTAACGATCAGCCAGAAGAAATCTGTGTCATCTGCGACTTGACTGCTATGAACGCTGAATGAAACACCGTCATTAATGCTGTCGACGATTATTATGCCGCCCAGCGTCCCTGTAAGGATCGGGGTTAATAAGATTATAGAATCTGTTCTAACGGCTGTTGTGCTGATGACAACGTTAACGGTTCCGTTAAGGGTGGCCCTGCCACAGGTGTCATCTGCCCCCCCGGTTCTAGCTGTTACAGCCCTTCCTGAGCGCCCTGCCGATGGGCTAGACACATTCAATGAATTTTCAAAAGCACTTAATACAATCCCTGTCCCAGGCGGTGGCGTAGTGCCACCAGTTGGGTTCATGAAGATTTCAGGATCTAGGCCACTATCTGAGCCAATATGGAGGGCGTATTCTGGAGAGGATGTCCCTATCCCGACGAAAGAACTTTGAGAGCCGCTATTACCCAGAACAACTGAGTTATTCGTCGTTACTATGCAGGAGTGTCCGATAGCAACAGAGTTTTCAACTCCAGAAGAAGCGAGAGTAGATGCCCCCAAAAATGTACAGTAGTTAGACTGTGTGCCGGAACCACTAAACGACCCAATAGCCGTATTCCCCTCTCCCTCCATTTGTATTAATGAGTCGGCACCTACCGCCGTACATTCTATAGTGGTGTAAGCAAATTTTAGAGAATTATAGCCGATCGCTACATTTTTATACCCACTGCCGCTGGATGAAAGCGAACTATACCCAATCGCGGTATTCTCTGCCCCAGTGGAGTTCGAGTTAAGGGCTGAATTTCCAACCGCTGTGTTGGCAGCGCCTGTTGTGTTGCTATTAAGGACTCCATTCCCAATCGCAATATTATAAGAGCCATATTCGTTCGTTGTGAGTGAGTTTATCCCAATCCCGATATTTTCGACCCCGGTTGCCAGGGATGTCATAATATTAAATCCTATCCCTATGGATCCTAAAGGTCCCGGACTCGCGGTAAGAATATTATTGCCGATAGCAAAATTTGGTGCAGGTGCCATGATTTTTATCCTTAAGCTGGTGTGAAGTATGGGAGCATAATATTGTTGCCCAAAATGAATGGTTTGTCCGAAGACCCATCTACAAATGGGACATATCCAAGTGTCCCTGTTGTGCCATTCGTGTTGTTAATGAGTATGCTGCCCGAGTATTCAATAGTAGATAGGGGCCCTAGAGCTTGAGCATTGGGTAGTCCTGCATCTGCTGTTCCAATAATGTATTCAGCATCGGAGGGGGCCCCACCGCCCGGGTTATCTATCTCAATGTTGATGTCCCCACTTGTTGTAATGGGAGAGTTCGTGATTGTTAAACCGCCGCCGAGATTTGTAATGCCTACAGAGGTGACTGTTCCGCTACCGCCGCCACCACCACCTGAGGCTGACAGAGCGATATCAATTGAATTCGATCCGCCATTATCAGTTGCAGTGATTCCAATTCCACCATTGGGGATAAAATTTAAAGTCGATCTATTGCCGATAGTGGTCCCGTTAACGGCTACATTCACTTTCTGCACTGTCCCGCCAGCGGCAACCGATAGGATTGGATTTCCGTTCGCACCGTCAGCATTGGTGATATTGATAGAGCCGTCAGTTGTTAAAATGCGTGTATCGGCCACATCCCCTTCTTCTCTAATGAGGAACCCTACGGTTAGAATATCTTCGATAGATCCGATCATTTGGGTCGGCTCTACTAGAATAGATCCACCTGGGCCGCTGTCTGAAATAACAATGCCTCGTTGCCCTTGTATGACGCGGGAGTTTACGGGGTCATCATTGCTTCTTTGAGATACGACGTATGCTGAGGTTTCAGGAAGAGCCATTCTTTTAATTCCTTATGAATTTGGTGGATTTTTAGAGTCATCGGGCCGCGGGCTGTAGATTGGGTATGGATCTGGCAATAGGACTGGGACTAGATTTTGAGGGTTTGGCTTGTCTGCGAATACTTTATTGACCCAAAACCCTGTCCATACGAGTGCTGTCCCTTTGTATTCCATTTGCTTTATCAAATCGGCATGACGACAGAGCAATCCGCTATAGTCGCAACGAGCGACGGCGAGGGGGTTGTTTCTATCAATCTTTGTGTATTTGCCTTTATGACGGAGCATCTATACTTTAATCCACTACAATACATAGATTAAGTATATGATATTTTTACAATAAAAGTAATATATAGTTAAGTATAGCTTATGTAATTAGGCTGGATTCTCATAGGCACTTTTTCTACGTCCTGCTGAGCCGCCTGCATATAACTCTTCTCTGCTAAATCAGCTAGAATCGGGTATCTATCCATTGCGAATTTTACTGCTAAGCGAGAGGCTAACCCTGCAACAATAGCCTCATAGAACCTTTGAGGGGCATCAACGTTGTTTAGGAGCGTCCCTATGTCTTGAACCTGACGTGCTCTGTTGTAGATCATGTATGGGTATGTGGTATCGGGAGTTGGCCATAGGTTAAGGACGGGGTTCTTTGTCCTATCTATGTAATAACTACTTGCTGTCGCTTGCCGACTCTTATTTGCAATGGCTATGTATTCTTCTCGTGATATGCGGGTCATGAGACGCGATACATTAGGAATACAGAAATAAACTTCTTGTATGTTTAATGTGCCACCATTGGTCTCTTTTATGCGCCATATAGGGGCATTTACAGGGGCAGGAAGGACATACCATATCTGCTGACCTAATGGATATAAGACATTATCTGGATTTGGATATGCATCTATAAAGATAATGCCGTCATAGGAATATTCTATAGATATTGTGTAACGTGTCGTTTCATTTGATTGAATGCCGACATACTGAATATTCTGAAAGTCTGTAGGTCCATAATTCCATTCTATCCACCCATCAGCGGCTGTCTGTGTGCACGCTGTAGCGGGGTTCCCATCGAAAGCGTTGTTAGCTGTGCCCGTACTTGAAGTAGCTGTCCCCGACGCATTGAGACGCGTTATCTGGGCTGCTGTAAGTTCTAGGATGTCAACTGTAGCCGGCGGAAGAGAATATGTAGACTGCCCTGCATTGATCTGGATCATATCTTTTTCGATTGTCCAGAGGTTTAGTCCACGATTAACCCATTGAGTGAGCATGAAGTTGAGTGAGCTAAGAGCTGATTGAATTTTAAGCCCGTCTAGAAGGTCCGAAACAATGCCGCACCGCTCATAAGCTTCCCTGATAATATCGTCTGCTTGGATGTCCCCGAAGTCATATGATCCACTTGTGGCCATATTATCCCCCTCGGTTCTTGCCGAACTTCTTAAGTGTTATCGCAAGTGTTGCTCTTTTTTTTAAAAGTGGGTTTTTGCTGTGAGATGTTTTTGCAAGCTTCGCTTGAGGTATCTTACTAGCCTTAGGAACGCCTAATGACTTGTGAAGAGCTCCAGGATTCTTGATAGCATCCTGAATCCACATTCCACCGCCACTTGCTTTGTGTTGGGGAAGACACAAACCTGGTGTATGGCTGTAGCGAAAGTCTTGCATGATGTGGTCATGATCGTCTCTATTGTGCATTATGCAATCCCCTGTTGGAGGATATGAATCTTAAGGTCACCGTCAGTCGTATTCTCATTTATTAGACATAAGATTGTCTGCACGGGGCCGAAAATTTCTGCATATTGACGTGCTGTTGATGGAACGAGTGCCCCTGGGATCGGGAACGAACTCTCCGTGACACTCTCTTGGTTAAGTCGGTTCCCTTCGGGAGTAATGAGGTTCACTTTTTCCAAAGATTGCAAGAGTGAATATTCAATATTATTATCCACAATAACATCTATAGAGACACCAAAACTACTTACATGGGGATTTAGAGTCATAGGATTCAAAACTCCTGACGTCCCCGTTCCCACTGAAAACTCATTTGCATCCGCATCGACTGTAATCGCTGTGATGGATGTAAATTGTGAATTGGCACCCGTCGTATAAACAGTGTTGTTGTTTGGCCCTGCTATTATTTCTTCCACGGGAATATTGAATAAAAAGCCACGTATTGTAAAGTTAACAGCACTTAAGTCGTTAGCACTCGTTATACTAACTGTCCTTGCCCCGTAATCAATGCCAGGCAACAGACCCCTGTTGGTGCCTTTTAGCTTAACGCTAGCACCAGCCAGGACATCTTGAAGCGCGGCATATTCATCAACCGAGGCAGCAGGCCATACTTGAGTGATTAACCTTGCCATATATTAGCTTCCCGAGTTAACGCTACTCCAGAACTGGGCATAACCATTTAGGGTAAGCTCATTAGGAATAGAGGCGTTACTATACATATCCAGATTACGAATTGTTGTGTCTGGTAGTGGGTTGGAACCCAAAACGTAAGCGAAGGCACTTAATCTTAAGATCCCATCGGGGTCTATACTTTGGACTGCTAATGTCCCTCTAACGTCAGGAGTCGTTAAGGTGGAAGCGGAAGGTGGGAAAGGATCTGCTCCCACTACGTTATAAGCAGGGGTGAAGACTACTGAGCCTTGTCCTTCGATTGCAGCTGGGCTAGGGAAAACCGCCCATGAAACTACTGACGTGTCACCATCGATTGTCGTGAATGTAAAACCTACACCATTTTGACGAGTAATTGTTACTTCATCTGGCCCGTTAGGCGTAATGACTGACCAAATAATAGCTGTATCCGCGTCCATGTACGGGATGCCCGTTATAACTTGTGGGGTTGCTGCATCAACAAATGTTGCATTCCCTGTAATTGTGTCGAAAGGTACCTCTGGGATTCCTTCAAATGCATAATTAATGTAATTGGAGTTATCAACCCTCCAAGGCAGACCGAACACGTTCGCTGTTCCTACAGAGATGTTTGTACCGGATGCCGCTGAGAAATAAAGGGCTGTAATCCACTTAAATGCTTTCACGCCGTCTACCGTCTCATCCACAATGCTCGTGATTAACTCTTGCATGCGAATGCCGTATTGGTCATAACCTGTTACAGTTAGTTGACCAACGTTACCGGCCGCCGCTTGAGTCAAAGACACAGCGCGAGGAACGTCTAGTTCCAAAACGTTAGTAAGGCCGAACTTAGATACTCTTGTGACGCCTGCAGCTGGAGCTAATGTCAGATAGCCAGCACCTACGGTTGTGGCCGCTAGTGATAAGTTATTGACAGCAGAAGCAGCTGGGGCGATGTCATAGACTGCCCATGACGCGAGTTGTGTACCTGGGGCTTTATTCAGAGAGGCTGTCTCTAAAAGGACGGGAGGAGTACCCCCGATGCCAGTTGTATATTGCGCTTGGAACCCTGGTCCTACACGGACACCGTCTGAAAACTGTGACCCTTGTGATGGGTTTGGGATATAATTAACTGCCATTGAGGGATACTCCTTAAATTATTTAGACTTATGCACCTTGAGAACCGAAAGTTGAACGGAAGTCGCTGTTACCGAATGAGTAACGCTCGATTGCCCGAACTTTTAGGTTATCTGTGTCAATGTCAGTGAAAATGTCGATGTCTAAGGGTTCGCGTTCATAGTATTTAAATCCATTCGAGTTATCAGTTTGGATGAACCAAGCTGTTGGAGATGTTAAGAAGTGATTTACCATGTATCCTTGAGAGATATAATTGTCATGGTAGATTGCATTGATATCGTTGTTAGCTGTTCCTACGCGATACTTAGAGTTCAGCAACCTGCTTGCAGTAAACTGCAATGAAGGCGGAACGATTAAGCGCTTCGGGGTATTCTTAACCAACAAACCAGCTGCGTTTCTGAATAAGCTAATGTTTGTGATCGCATCTTCGAGAGATGTTTCATTAAGCTGCGCGGGGACAACGAAAGTATTCGATACAATACCGCCATCGATAGGATGGTTGACAGAGTATAGAGGCTGACCGTCACCGATTGGAGCTCCAGGGTTGAAACCGTTGTTAAACAGGTTCGCTGCTTGGATGTTCTTAACTTGGCGCAGAGAGTCTTTCAATGACGTTACAGCCATTGGGAATCTGTCCTTGTACAAGTTATCTAGCAAAGCTTGTCTTGTTAAGATAAAGCCGATACCGAAGTATTGGTGTAGGTACGAAGTAATGAAGCGTTGCGCCATCTTGTCATAAGAGACTGAACCGCCTTCTTGTTTCATTTGAGCAATGCTCAAAAGTTTCATTTCGACTTCGTATTCAACTTGCTTATCTGACACATGGTGCGAATAAATCGATTTCCATTCGTCTTCATAAGTGTTGTAGTCGCCAATAACCGCCGCTAAGCCTGGACGCAAGAGGGCGGCAATATCTGAAGTAGTTGTTGCCATAGTGATTAAACTCCTTGTGTGCCAACGCGATAAGCGCTGTTATTTAAGATTACAGAGATGTTGCCATTCAAAATTCCAGCACCTGTGATTGGGTCAAATGTGTTTCCTGGGACTTGGGTTGCATAAAGCAACTTCAAAGGCAGGAAGCTATTGTCATCGGTGCCCGGGAGGACTTGATAATTGAATGCAGAGTTATCCGCCCCGTTGCTCGAGACAACTGTGAAAGAAACACCAGGTTGAATAGTGATTGTTAAGTTCCCTGCGCCACCGCCTGCGGTTTTACGAGTTAACATAACTAATGAGTTTGCGGTAATGCCTACAGCTGGGATAACTAGGTTTACGGTACCTGTTAAAGTGCTAGCACCTGATGCGCGGAATGAGGCGGCCTTAGAAATTGTGCCCACATCTATCACTTCGCCTGAAAGACCTGTGACTGTACTTCCTGCTCCTAGGGCAAAGGAAGCATTCCCGCCCATAGACGCCAAGTTTACGGTGCCGTTTGTTTGGACATCGTAGATGACTTCTGAGTCATCAATAACTTTCGCGTAAACAACTGTCCCTGCCTTGATGGCCTGGTTAGCAGGCCAATAAGGAGAATTTGTTACAGGAGTGATATTTGATTGAGCTCCTGGGGTTACATATTCGCAACCTAAGAAAACACCGAGCGCGGGGGCTCCGTTTCCACCATTAATTTCAGTTGGTAGAAGTTTTTTAATATACCCGTTTGCGCCGGCCACTCGACTAACCAAGTCGCCTTGGAAAATTGAAGTATTGTAACCGCCTTCGATTAAGTAGTATGAGAATTTGCCTGTCCAAGGAGCACCGCTAACATAAGAAGTTGGGCGGAACCCGACAGGAGCATTAATACCGTAAGACATTTTGCCTCCTAAAAATAAAAACAATCTGAGTGATCAGTTTTTTGTTAGGTTCGCAAAATGCGCATCATCGGAAAGACAACCTTAAACTTTACGACGGTTCATCGACTCTTGCCTCTTAGTGTACAGAGGTCGAGGACGTATTATTTTAAGTATACATAAGTATTGCTCATTGTAAATATACAATACTCAAATATTCAAAAAATATTAGTATACTTCTCGCTTTTCTTCATCGATGAAGGTTCTCCAAGGTACCATTGGGTCAGCCATACCATCATTTGCCCACTTTGCTTGCTTTAGAACTTGATTGGTATATTCGTTCTGCTGACGACGCTCTTGGTAGCCTAGATCTTTTGATCGTTCCATTAGGATCAATCCACCAACACGAATGGCTGACCTGTCCATATCCTTATAAGCACCTCCTAGGTTGATCCCAGGGGTCAATTCAGGGTGACGATCCGGCGGGACTGCTTTCCATCCCTTTCTAAGAGCAAGAGCAAGAGGCCTGTGATCGGGCTTGTCATTTACAGATTCGACAACCCATAAATAATCCGTACCATCAGGGATCTGTTCAGGGGGGATCCCTAAGCTTCCCATGTGATCAGCTTGAAAATTGAATTGTTCGTGGATGGCCTTTTCAGGACTCATGAGTTTTTCTCTGCGTACTGTCATTTTATATTCCTCTCAGGCCGTTACGTGCTCTTGGGTTAGCGAGTTCGTAGGCGTAGGCTCTACGTTTCTCAGGTGCTGATTTAGGGGTCCCATCTGGGTGTGTTAATGGTAGGCTGTCCGCGATTTCACACTGCTCTTTTGATAGTCTGACCTGATTTGGTCTGTCTCCACCGTGCGAATTCCCTGCATAACCGCCTTGTCTATTGATAGGAGCCACGGGTGCCATCCTTCCTGCATATGATTGTTGTCTTTGGGGTTCTTGGTTGGAGGCGTTCACCCTATATTTGGCTGCCATCCCGTCATCTACAGCTTTGAAAAAATCTGGAGTCCCAATGAGATGATCTAGGTTGTTGTATCTGAAGACCTTTGTAAGCTCGGTAGCGTAGTTATTAACTTCTTCGGTTAGATGTGGGTCTTGACCAAACCAGTGGTTACGATCTAGCCATTCGTCAAAATGAGGATTTGTCGGTTCTTCCACAGGAGGCGCATACATTTGTTGCGCGTATGCAGGTTCTTGATACTCTCTTTGATAGGACTGATGGGGGGCTGTCTCTTTTTGTTTTTTAAGGAGTGCTAGCTCTGCCCCGAACTGAGTCATAAGTTGTTGGGCTTCTGCTTGTTTAGATGTGTCGCCATCCTCTATAGCTTCTTCGAGGATATGTTTGGCGGCTTCTGCTTTAACTCTTAGGGCGTGTTCATATTGAGCTATTGCCACCTCTTCTTTTTGAGAGGCTATGTCTGCTATATGCCGGTTGTCTCTCTCGAGGGCCTCTATTCTCTGACGCTCTTGCATCAACTGACTTTCTAAGACTTTATTCTTATAGGTCATCTCTGCAATACGTTGATGGGACGTTTGACGCCTACGTGGGTGCCTTAGACGCTGCTCTTTATCTTCGTCTTCTTGGTCTTTCTGGACGTCTCGGTTCGACTCTTTTATCCCCAGTATATCGGCTGTATCGGGACCATGATCTTCATCAAGGATAACTTCAATGCTATCTGCCGGATTCGGTCTTTTCTCGTCCTGAACATTGTGGATAGCATCGTTGATGGTTGTTAGGGCTTCTTGCATATTTTGGGCCATATGTTATTTCCCTACGTGATAGCTGGTATCGATTAGCTCAGGCATCTTGGTGGCGAACATGACTTTGTTCGCAGGCAAGATAGCGCAATCGATTTTGTTAATGGTGAGGAGGGATGCGTCATGCCTCCAATAGACGACCCATTCACCAACCGCACAGAGTGGGCCTGAAGGGTAGTAGTCTATATCGTCGTAGGAATGAGGTCCTATACTGAGAACACGTCCAATCCGGTTATCGAATTTTGAGCTATCGATAACCGATGAAGGCATGATGATGCCACCCCGTGTGACTTCCTCGACCTTATAGATCTGAAGGAGAAGTGTTCTGCTTCGAAGGTCTACGAGGTCTGAGAGGTGATCAACGTCGAGGGCTTGTTTAATAAGTTCGTCTTGATTCATGATGGGAGTCTTTGGCTTCCTAAATAAATTAAACATTGTACTCAGCATCGAAGATTTCAGGTGTTACACCTGGAACGTTTGCTTTTAGGGGCATTTCGGGTTGTAGGGGGGCTTGAGGCATGCCTTGTGAGGGCTCGTCTCTATCTCCGCTTACGTATTTCTTCCAAAGGTCTTGCGCCGAGTCTGCTGCTACTCTGAGGCCTTGGATAACGCCAATACCGTGGTGATATTTACCGACTTGTTCGTGGAGAATAGTATTGAGAGGGACGGCTACATCGTTTAGCTTGGTTTGTAGATCATCCATTAAGTCGTCTACGAATTTCTTTAGAATCATTTGCAATTCCTATGTATAGGTTAAGTATACATAGTATTGCGATACGGGGCAAACCGTGTCAACTAAAAATTAAGTATAGGCAATAAAAAAGGGGATGCTTTCCAGTCATCCCCTAGTTTAGATATAATTACAGAATATTTAATATTGATTTTTGCGCGTTTTACCTACACCACCAGCAGCGCGTTTCATTGCACCGCCTTCTTTGTAACCGCCATAACCGCCACCATAACTCTGCTGTCCATAATCTTCTTGTCCACCATATCCACCGCCGTAGCCTTGGCTCTGTTGTCCGTATCCCTGCTGTGGTTGCTGATAACTCTGTTGACCATATCCGCCGCCGGAGCCTTGGCTTTGGCCTTGTTGACCATAACCCTGCTGTGGTTGTCCCTGATAAAGTGTCCCGTCTCGACGCCGTTTCTTATAATCTTTAAAGCTCATCCCCATATTAAGAGCTTCCTCTTTCTTCTGGCGCCGTCTATCCATTGCCCCCTGAATACCGCCGATTACTGCTGGTAAAACTGCTGGTAAAGCAGCGGATAATCCTTCTGCCATCATAAGGCCACCGCCGAATTTATGTTGTATCCCGTCATTTCTTCCGGAATTCATCAATACATCTTTGGCTTTGTTCTTGCCAATGAAAGAGGATAAAGGCTTATCTTCAGCGAACTTTGATGTTTCACCTGGATATTTATTAACCATTTTATTGCCTTCCTCTGAACGCATCGTCGACACCTTGCGCGCCTGATCTTATAGCGTTGCCTACATTCTGAGCGCGTGATCTCATAGCACTTCCTACATTCTGAGCGCGTGTATTCATGGCGTTGGCTGTATTCCTTGCACGGTCCATAGCGGCGCCAGGCATGCCTTGCGCAACGCCGATCATCCTATCTGCATTCTGTAAAGCTGTAATAGCTCCACCCAATGCTCTTTTAATGCGAGCATGATGAGAAGCATGTGTGCTACCTTTTGCGGCATGGCCGCCCTTACTATATTGTGAAGGCGTATAACCACCGCCACCAGGGCTCGATGCTCTGGGTGCTCTAGCTCCTGTCATTTCTCCGCCCATAGCTTTGCGGCATTTTTGTTGGCTGCCGACACTTCCGCCACGCTTATGGGACTCCATAAGGACGCGTTCAGCGGGATTCTTTGTTAAAGAGCGTGAAAGAGATTGCTCTCTCTTGCCCATAGAGACTTTCGATCCTGTCTCTCCAATGTATTTGTTACCCATGTTTTTTAACTCCATTATTGTTTTGTGCACTGTTAAGCAAGATTGTTGGTGCATCGTTTTTGGGTGGTACATTTTTAATCGCCCTTTTTAATTGAGGTTCGATCATATGGTTATAGGCTTTCAATGAAGCCGTATTATTTAGGTAGTGGTTTACTACATTATTCATGAACGCTATTCCTTGAGTCCCAAATCTTACTGCTTTATATTATTGCACAAATTGCGACTATATTTAATATCAATTATTCCGATACTTGTCACGACAAGTCAAATCCAGTTTTTTTATTCATGAATTCTTGTTCTTTCAAGAATAGTTCTTGCTCCTTTTGCATCTGCTGCATGTTCATCTTGTACTGATCTATCTCTAACTTCATTCGGTCCATTTGATTCTTATGGTCCATCTCTTGCTGCTTTTGCATAAGCTCCGCCTGTCTAAGCTCGAAGTTATGCTGCATTTTCTGCATCTCCAATTGATTCTTAGCTTCGTTCGCCTTAGCCGTTTCTTGGATCCCCATAGCCTTTACCTCAACATCCTTCATCATGACGGCCGCAGGGTCTATAGGTTGTGGCTGCTGTTCTTGCTGTTGCTGTTGTCGTTGTTGAATCTGCTGAGCCGCCGCCATGGCAATCTGGTTCTGCATCTCAGGAGGGATTTGCGATGGGTCTTCGGGCATCTGGAATTGAAGAGCCTGTTGCATTTGGATTAGATACTTTAAGGCCATATGTTCTTGAATATGAGCTTGAAGTGTCTGCGCCAATTGAGGATTCGATTGAGCTATTGCAGGGTCTTGGAGTATCTGCCCATGCACAGCCATATGAGAATCATGATCTTGATCAAGGCCTGCCTTTAATGGCTTTCCTGTCATTGCATTCTGATTCTCTGAGATGGGGTCAAGTGGTTTTGCGTCCTCTGGGGCAGGCAGCAAAATGCTATCTATGTCAGGCACCTTAAGCGCTTCATAGAACTTCTTAACAACCTCACGCATATTGTGAAGCTCTGGATGTTCATTGGCTGTTCTGCTGATGGCTTCCCAAGTTATCAATCTTTGTGTAGAATTACTTAGATTTGGATCTGAAACAGGGACGATGTTCAATTGATCAGAAAAGTCAGAACGCATAACAGCGGTTTGTTCTCCGACTACATTAAATGGGTACGGAGAATCAGGAAGACACTTACTAAAGAGTTTAAAAAGGAGCTTAAATTCGTTTCTAAACGCCTGGTGTAATCGCCTAATAATGCTGCTCTGGACCTTATGTGATTGCTCTAGCAACGCTAGGGTTGTTCCTACGGGCGCATTAGGATTGAAATCTGCTAATGGCGCGTCGCCTGCTGCTGCCAACTTTAAAACGCTATCTTCTAATTTCTCATACAGGTTATAAAGCGTTGCAGATGGCTCTTTGTACGGCATCATCATTACAGCCTGATCAATAGGTAACCCACCCGTCTCGACTTCAATAAACTCTGTTGGCCCTACTCTTAGGTTATTGTCTGTTAATCTCATCCCTTTTGTTCGTAAACCACCTGGGAAGTTTGAAAGCATTCCAGCGTCCATGATCTGTCGAAGTAGGATAGTCGCAGCTTTTGCAGATCCCCCTGCTATATGCGCCAATCCATAGCCATAGAACCCCAGCCCTGTTAAGAACAACAGATGAGTAAAGTGGTTGATTTTCTTGTAGTGTGGATCGTTTTCTTCCCAGTTCCTATATATAGATAGGACCTTGCGGCTTTTCACGTCTAGCGTGACGATATAGGGCAATGGGATGCCTGTATCTTCCCCGTTCTCGTCCTTATGTTCTATTCCAGGGATATCTAGATCGCAGTGACATTCATAAAGCTCGTATTCGTCATTGTATTCAAAGTTAGAAGGCTCAATACCACTGATCTTGTTGATCTGCTCTTCGATTGGTGATTGATCGGACATGATATCATCTTGAGGATGGATCATAATGTCACGATACATCCCAGATGCCTGCCGGATCTTTATCTCGCGCTTGGTTAGGTGGATAATCTCTGTCGCTCTAGTCGCAGTATTAAGGGAAGAAGCACCGTAATTAACAACGAAGTCTTGAGGCTTTATAAAAAGAGATGTTGGTCGGTTTAGAACGGGGTCAAAGTACGTCTTCTTAAAGACTGAACCATAAAGGCCGCACCACATTAATGCTTGTTCAGTATCGGTATAGTATTCTTCTGCTATCTCTGTAAGGAAGTAGTTCATCCATTTCTGGACACGATCAGACTGATCTTCTATCTGTGTATTGCTGTTCCCAACGATGGATATCTTAACAGGGCCTTGGGGAGGTAAGAGCTCGCTACGCGCCGTTGCTACGAATGATAACAACGATTGCATGAAGGCGGAGGAATAGATGTTTGAAGCGTCCTTAAATGGAAACTCTTTCTTCTCAGTCTTAAGGCCTAACTGCTCAATGCCTTCCTTAAGCATGTTTTCCCATTCAGAGCGGGAATCAATATCGTCTTCAATTGAGTCGAGAAGAGTAGCGGCGATGGTTGCCATCTGCATTTCTTCTAGGACGGTTGCTAAGTTCTCTTGGTGCGTTCCTTCGAATGGTTTCCCATAACTTGGCTGGAAGTCAACGATAGCGCCCCCATCGGGCGTTTGCATAACCTGAGCGCCATTAACCATCTCTGGTCCGTCTGGACCCTGTGAGAAATCGAATTCTTGTGGTTCTTCTTGTGTGTTCTGACGATTCAAGTAAGTATACTCTGTGGTGATTAGAATACATTTACAATAACAGAATGTTGATTAACTAAACAAGAGAATGAATACTTATCCATATCATCAAGATGACGTAGATTGCTGTCACCGCATATAAGCCGAAGATCTTAATGTTAGTTATTGTGCGTTGCCGATGTATCTCATCTCGGATAGCTGCTTGTCTAGGACCATATTTATCTAGAACTTTATCTGCTCCAAAATAGCTATAGACAATCTGTTCTTGATGATTTAGATACCGCGTTGGATAATAATCTTCAACGGCATTCAGTGTTTTGTCTATACAATCATTATTGCTCATTGATCTCTCTTCGTAGCTCTTCTATTTTTCGCTCAATCTTAGAGTTTATTAGCTTGTTCATATGATACCCAAATAAACCAATCAGTATTATTGCGGCAGCCGCCACCAGGATTAAAAATGATTGTAGTATAATTATCATAAGAAGTTCGCCTCTTTAAAATTAGCTAACGAACGAATTGTCAAGAAAATGTTCGTTAGCATGAGCTATAACTCCGTTACTTATGCATCAAGAATTTCGATAGCTGTCGTCAGAACCCCTTTAAGGTATTTACACAAGTCAGACTCCTTAAAATAAGGAAGATCATTAACAAGTGTGTTTGGGACGTCATTAAGACTGACTTTAATCTGCCCATATTCCGCTAAGAACTCCTCTGCACTAGCCACACTCATTAAGTCTTCTTGACCGTCGAGTCTTTTGAACTTCTTGGGATCGCCGGATTGGCTGCCAAATGGATACTTAAATGTGGGCTCAAAAGCTTCTTTCAACCAATACGGTGGGTTGTCTCTATCGAATCTCTTAAAACCAGGAAAAATATTTTCGGAAGGTTCTTCAAATTTTATATATAGAGAACGTAAAGTGCTCTCATCTTCATTTTGTTTGTTCTTTAATTTGTCTTCAAACATTAAAGCTTGTAGATCTTCAAAGATTTTTTCAGCAGTTTCTTTTATTTCAGTCCGAACATTTGCTCTATAATTTTCATTAGTCGTTTCCTTTGTTGGTTGTGGGATCTCCTCTACGTTAACGGTTGTTAAAGTTACATCACGTTCTATAGATTTTTTGATCATATTCATGCGCTCCGCCTCGCTCTTAATGTGCGGGGTTAGAGGCAGATCATACTTCAAATATCCTCGCACCTCATCTTCATTTAATTGCTCGCCCATTATCACTTTTCGCAAAATATCTTTATTAATTTCCATTATCTTCTCCTGTTTGTTTTTCAAAGGCACTTGAATCCTTACTCTCTTCAGTAATTTTTGTTTCATCAATACTAGGACTATCAGAGCTAGGCTTCCTTAATATGACCGTATTATTGTCGATCCATGTGTCACTCTCATTGTCGCATGCTGTTAATTTAGATTCTTCTTCCCGTCTTTCTCTCTGGCATTCTGTAATCTCGGCGACATCCTCAGCAAGGTGTTTAAGTCCGACTTGTCCCAGTCCTTCTCTTAACGCCTGTACAAGTGGACTAGCGGGGCCTTTCGGCGCCTCTTCTCCCCAAAACAATTTATACATACCCTCTCTCATCAGACTTTGGATTCTACGGCTCTCTTCACTGTCTGGTATTAATATTTGCATTTAATATCCTTATTTCTGTTCCTATTTCATTATATCACCATTTTCTTAATGAACTGATTGACCTCGACACTAGCGACGTCGAGGTTGTCGAGGTTGTTGTCTTCCATAAACAAATAGACGGTATCATTCATCGCCTGCCAATCAGCGCTGTTTGCTAGATTCTCCTTACCATCATATCGAGGCAACCCGCCTTCAAACTCACGGATAGCTGAACGCTCTTCAAAGTAACAATAATATTTTTCTAATCCCGATTGCTTGATTTCATCGAAAGGGCGTACGAGATCAGCCTTACCAGGAGTAGTCACTTCATGAATCATTGAAAAGGCATCTCCATTGGTTCGCCATCATTCTCTAATCATATATTCGATGCTATCACCCCATAAACTTAGCACGCCGAACAAGATTAATCTTGAAATACTAGGGCGTGCACGCCACAATAAACTTAACGGGTTAGGGGCACTCGGGTTTGGTTCTTCGTTTAAGTGGTCTGAGTTATTATCCTTCTTAGACAACATCTTGATCGTTAGAGTCAGTCGCTTAAAGAACGGCAGCCCCAACACTCATTAAAACATAGGGTCTAAATGTACTATCCTGTAGAACTTAGGAAACAAGTAATTGATTTTATTGATGCTGGAGGAAGCAAAACAGATGCCTCTCGGCTTTTCAATGTTAGGTACAACACGATTTTTACATGGGTGTATAAAATAAAGAAGTATGGGTCACTAGAGAACAGAAGGTACTCTAGAAAGCTAAGCTTAGACGATTTAGAGGCTTATGCTGTCAAAAACCCCGCGTGTAATATCGCTCACTATGCTAAACATTTCAATGTAAGCGAATCTTTAATCTGGATGAGGTTTAAAGAAATGGGGTTTGGAAGGGGATACACCAAGCGCCCCCTCTCTAAGTGAATTATATATCCGCTATTTGTCGATTATTTCGTCATTAAACGGCCGATAATTAGCCATAAGAATGATAGAGGCTTCATAGGGCTCTTATCTATATCTTGACCGTGAACCCTGCTTTGATTTGTTGATTGGTATAACCAAGAGCGAGATCCTTATTCATAGTAATTTTCTTCCCGAAATCACGTGAGTACTCGAGCCTTACGCTTGTATTGGCGGATACCTTTTCAATTCCAACGCCTGGAACTAAATTTGTGACGGTTTTTGAATAGGACATGGGGCGTAGGTTATACAAGTAGTGAATGGCTTTATCTTTACTTCTTTCGATGCCAAGTTTTGAATAGACCATGTATTCGCTGTTGATGAAGTAACCGACTCGAGGGGAGATTGACATCACGACACCCTTTTGGTATTTCCAACCTTCGGGGTTATGTGGGCGTTGTCCCACCATGGAATGCCGCTTATTTGGGTATCCGTTAGATAAACCTGCTTCAATACCGACATAGGAATCGTTAATCTTCTTACCGTAACCAGCGAACAGACCATAACCTAGATTGTGCTCAGTATTTTTAACTTTTTTTGAGTGTTCAGTTGAGCGTATTGCGAATTCATCACGAAAGTTATTGTGCCCTAGAAACCCACCTACGTAGGCGCCTTCGTTCGACAGTGCTGCAGTAGTTGATAGTATAATAAGGGTAGTCGCGGTTAGTTTAATATTCATGAGTCATTCAATTACTTGTTAGCATTTGAATCTATATTACCAAATACTTGTGTATTTTGTCCATCCTTTGAGAGATTATGTACTATATGCAACTTTTTCATATTACCTAGATGTCAAACAAACTCATTAGATCAATGCTTAATAGGGCCAACCAAAGATACGAAAAGATTGTTGATTGGAAGGATGATCACCATGAAGAGAGGGAGCTTTGTGAGGGGTCCTTGTATGAGTTCATTAAACGCGCATTCCCCGTTCTGGAGGGCAGGCACACCTTTAAAGAAGGATGGCACATAGAAGCAATATCCGAACACCTAGAGGCATGCTACAACGGCGAAGTTAGAAGCCTTGTTATAAACATCCCCCCTGGGTTCATGAAGACGTACATTTGTTCAATCATGTTCCCCGCTTGGTGTTGGACTAAGGACCCTTCGCTTAAGTTCTTCTGCCTTAGCTATGGTCAGTTCCTAGCGTTAAAGGATAGTTCGGATTGTCGAAGACTTATTCAAAGTGATTGGTTTCAAAAGCTTTGGGGGAATAGGTTTAGCATGCGGGGAGATAGCAACTCTAAGACGATGTTCGCCAATGATAAGGGAGGATATCGGATAGCCAGCTCGATCGGAGGGCCTACGACCGGTCTCCGAGGCCATTTTGTTATATGTGACGACCCCAACAACGTTATGGACATGAATTCGGACGTAACAAGAGAAACGACAAACTCTTGGTGGGACGCCGCTGTTACAACCCGTATGAATGACTTCTCCAGGTATTGCCGTATCGTGATCCAACAGAGGCTACACCAGAGAGACTTGACGGGGCATCTTCTTGGGCAGAAAGACTCTAGCCTTGTGCATCTCCGTCTGCCAATGGAATATGAGAAAGGAAGCAGATGCGTTACAATCCCTTTAAAAAGTACAGAGGGAAAGAAGTGGAAAGACCCCCGAACCAAGGAGGGAGAATTACTTTGGCCTTCATACCTAACCAGAGAGATTGTTGATGGGCTTAAGTCTAAGCTCAACTCTGAATATACCATAAGTGGTCAGTTCCAACAGAGGCCGTCGCCTAGTGAAGGGGGGATTATTAAGAAGGGATGGTTTAACTGGTGGTGTCAGGATGAGCTGCCAGCCTGCGAATTTATCCTACAGTCTTGGGACACGGCATTTACGCGCCCTAGTACGAAGAGACAGGCGGCTAATGTTAGTTACAGTGCCTGCACTACGTGGGGCGTGTTCTACAATGAATTCAATGTCCCCAATATCATCTTGCTTAGCTTGTTCAGAGGGAGGATAGAATACCCCGAGCTTAGGGATATGGCACAGAGGTTGGCCCGTAACTACTATGACAATGACATTGATAACCCTATGAGCACGAGTTACAAGCTGGCTCCCAATACGATCCTAGTAGAAGCTAAGGCAAGTGGGCTAGCTCTCATCGCTGACTTGCACAGGGCTGGGGCTATGGTAACCAGGTTCGACCCTAACAAGTATGGAGATAAGCTGACCAGAGCGCGTCTAGCCACCCCCCTGATAGAGTCTGGACGTGTATGGATGCCAGCAAAGGCACCTCATTTTACCAAGCTAGAGCCTTTCGCTGACTTGTTTGTTGAGAGCGCTATCTCATTCCCTAATATGGAGAGCAATGACTTGATTGATACGATGAGCCAGGCCTTTATCCGTATTAACTCGGGTGGTTGGGTGCAGCATCCGTTAGATCCAGAGCCAATCCAGATGAACCATTGGAGAGATCATGACAAGCCCTTGTATGACGGTCGGTAGGAGGCACTATATATAGTGGGTATTCATATGGATTACACTATATGTAGGGGGTTTATACCACATGTAGTAGCTATATTCATTATTACATACTACATATAGTGATTTTCGTTATCAAAAAGTTTTATAAACGCGGTACTATTATACCGCCTGATACCCGGACTGGTCCTCTTTTTGTCAAGCGTGCGAACTAGTTAACGCACTTTTCCGGTCATAAAAAAAAGGGCGGGTGTTAACTACCGCCCTTGTAAAATCCTTATTCAGTCCTTCTTCCCTAGAAATCTTTCTAGTTTCTCTTTGTTCTTCGCCTTTTTCTCTTTATCAGTTTTTTTATGATTAGGATCATCGATCATAGAAAATCGTTCACCTTTTCTATTCCTAACCAGGTCAAGAGGATCGGTCTTCCCCTTACGTATCTTTATCGGCATTACTTACCCACCCACATAGTAAGCGCTTTCTCATTCGGGTCTATTTTAATGACTTGCCCGGGCTCTTTCCCTGTCATGAGGTATATTACTGTTCTTCCAAATGAATTCCCTGTAGGTCCCATCATTTCGTATGTAAAGACTTTATAATCCCCTCCTAGGAGTGTGCTCGCCATAGCGTCCGTGACGGTCCATTGATCTGTTATCTTCGATTTGGAGGATGTGTTTAAACTCTCTTCAATGATTTCTTTTTCTCTATAGGTTAGTGAACAATCTTGTGTTTTGTATCGGTTACAAATGATTTTATCCATATCTAGAGGTTTATGGTGATGTATGGGCATAGGTATTCCTGACGCTGTGTTTTGTAGATATCGATTAGCCATAATTAATTCCTTTTCTTTAGTTATTATTGCAGTAAGTTCTGAGATTGGATGAGGCGTTCTATGACATCCCCTCTACCATCAAAGTTTATGTATAGGTCTATTGCCATAATTGTAACGAAGGCTATGTATGCGAAGATAATATCGTTGAGTTTCATTTTGTTTCCCTTTGTGTTGCGTTGATGAATACAACTTAACGAATCCTCAATTCAAATTCCAGTTGAAAAGTTAATTAAAATTCATCTAACGTAAGAAAAAGAAGGAGAAGATCGATTCCCTTCTTCCTGGGTGGGGATTTAAGCAAGGGACGGCTTTTAATTCTCATCTAGGTCTAGGATGTTTATCATGTCAGATGGCATCCAAATTTTCTTGCCGTATTTTTGCAATGCCCCTGACCTAGTTCTTAGGATTATCCCATCTTCTTGTACATCATGAATTGTTCTTCCTTCTGTGAGCATGAATAGGCCCATACAATCGTATCTTTGGTGTGGGTTTGTTTTATGGCATCCGAGGATATCGAGTATTGACCATTGTGGGTGACTTAATTTAGCCAGGTTAGTGTTATCTGGTTTATTGAGAATTCTGATTTCTCTTTGGATTGATACCCATAATTTTAGTCTAATTTTAGAAGGTTTTTCGATATTAGATAATCTTTTGATACATTCAGGCAGGGAGTCATACATAGTCATATATATATAATAATATATATAACTATATAAATATATATACGTGAGGGTATGTAGGTATGGGAATGGATATAGGGGTAGCTATAGGCGTGACGATGGGTATGGTCGTGATGGCGTCATAGGATAAGGGACTGAATCAGCCCCCTGATGCATAAAACCGGACCACCCGGACCACTATGCCTGTGAGCCGCAGTAACTATGGCTTTTTTCTGGTCCAAAAAGTGGACCACTCTTGGACCACCCGGACCACTCTTGGACCAGGGGTTAGTTGGCTGGTCCACTCTGGTCCAAGAAGTGGACCACTAATCTTTCTCTGTGAACCGCACAAACCCTAACATTTTTTAGTAGTGGTCCGCTTGGTCCGCTTGGTCCGCTATCTAAGTGGACCACTCTTGGACCACTCTTGGACCAGAACTGAAACATTCAAATCAAGTCACAAATATACCTTATTCCAGAGATGGAACCTAGGTACTAAATGATCAAGCCTTTCTCTCTGGCTTTTTCCAGAATTCTGTGGACTTTAGTTTTTGGTGAATTTAACAGCTCGGCAATCTTTCGTTCACTCAACCCTTCTTCTTTAAGTTTGATGACTTGTTCCATGAGGGAGGCGTCCAGGGTTTTTGTTTCCCATCTCATCCCTTCTTGATTCATGAATAGCCTTGCTTCGAATGTTTTGACGGCGTCACCCATAATCCCGCGTGCCTTTTCGTAATGGACTTCGAATCTGGCCCCTTGTTCGGGTTCATAGTCTGAGGGGTGTTTTAGGGATATGACTGTATCTAGGATGTCTTCACGTTTTGAGGTCCCTCGTTGTCCTCCCCCTTTCCCTGCATGATGGATGGATAGAACTGATTTCCCCAGCCTCCTAAGGTGGATTTGCCATTCTTGCATTGAGTTCCAGCTTTCGGCGTCATTCTCTTTCCCTGAGCGACACAAGGTTGATATGTTGTCGAGGATGACAAGATCGATGCCTTCCAAATGAGCTTCAATCAAACCCCTCCCTTCTTTAGTGGAAAGGTCAGGGATTGAATTCTTTTGATTATCATTACTAAAGATATGAAGCCGGTCAGAATAGTTAAGTCTGCACTCAGGGTTGTTCCTCAATATGCTTGAGATTCTTTCTTGCATAGAGACAACGGGCATTTCTCCATCCACATAAAGAACGGATGCGGGCTTTGTACTTCTCCACAACCCATTGAACATAGAACCATCATTAGCAATAGCTAAAGCTAAATTGAGGGCGACAAAGGTTTTCCCTACACCTCGGCCTGCATAAATCATGGTTAGGCTTTGCTGTTGTACAACGGGGAACATAATAAATTCTCTTGGTTTAACACTTTGATCCAAGAAGTCTTGCGTGGATAACACTTTCCACTGCGGCTCTAGATTCTCGTCAGGCTCAACCATGAGTTGTTGTTTAACGACGTCGATGCCTTCCAGACAATAGAGATCATTCCAGTCCTTACGGTCTTTTGGATCTGATTCGTCGTATATTTTATTAAACACTGGGGAGCTGACGGAGCATTTAAGATCATCGGCGATCTTGGTTGTTTTGTCCTTATCTGTAAGGTCCCCTGCGATGATTATGGGATTATTGGGCCACTGTTTTTTAATGGCAGACGTAACCTCTTCTAGATTACCGATGCCGAATGTTATAAACACGCCCTTAGAGGTCGCTTTATGGATGCTGTAGGCGGTCGCGAACCCTTCTGCTACGTATATAGTGGCACCAGGGTCAATAGTCCCTAGCTGATGCAAACAGCCCTTTTTCCTTCCCCCTTTGAAGGAGCTTTTGCGTCCATCTTCATATATCTTTTCGAAAGACCAGAGCTTACCGTCTATATCGTATCTTGGAACGGCGATGAAGACTTCATCTCCCTCATCTTTACCGAATCTGACGCCGAGGGATCCATCTTGTTCGATCTTTTTACGGGTTAGGTAGGCCGATACGCCTATGAGAGGGAACATCCTAAACTGTGCAGCTGCCTTTATGGCACCGTCTTCATAGCTTTTTGCCAAGTCATCAGCTGCTTGACGTTGTGAGGCGGCTATCTTTTGGTCGCGTATTTTCTTTTCAATGGGGGTCGCTGGGGCGGTTGTATCACTCCAACCTTTGCTAAGGTCGCTGCTATAATCACCATAGGCCCCATAGTCGTCATTTAATACATACCAACCGGCCGTGTTCTTCGGTCCCTTCCCTATACCTGGAAAGCGATGGAATGCACCATCGGCCTGTATATTAGGGGGAGGAATAAGGCCATCCTGTTGCATCGCTTCTATGAATTTATCGACGTTACGCTTTGTCATGTTACACCTTATGTCTTTGGCTCTGTTGCTTCATGATATCTTTCCAAGACTAATACTATGGGGGGGGGCAACCGAAGCGCAACAGAGAACTTTTTTGATTTCATAAAAATATTTCTTGACCTGAATTTAGATTGATCGTATAACAAGAACGTGAAGAGACACTATCTAGCCAGGGCTCCTAAAAGTTAACGGCTTAGTCATTGTTGTCTGTAGTTTCATTGATGTCTTTCCACATCATCGCTAAAACATGAAATCTTCACACGTTCTCCTCTCCCATCCATCTTATTTCCTTTGTGTGGATGGGTTAGGGGCTTGTAACATTATCTATACTTGAAACGATAAACTAATTATAATTATTTAATTATAATTCTTGCGTTTACTGTATTTTGTCCATACCGGCAATAACCTTCAAAAAATATTTTAATCTATTCCTGACCAGGGTTGTCCCATCGTTCAACTTCGCGTCCATAAAAGCAGAACACAAGGAGTGCGCTAGATTCGTTGTTTGCCTAAAACAATGGACAATGCAAAGCTCCTTGAGCGCAATTTGGTTTCATCCCTGCAATGAGGTTTCAAATGGGACTCAATGGAACTTTGGGAGCCTTTTAAAGGTATTGGGGAAGATTAATGGGGTATCTGATTATGTGTTCTTGTGGAACAATGGGGCCGGTTGCATAGAATTTAAAGATAAAGGGAAAAAGTTGAACGAGAGCCAGATCCTTTTTAAGGAATGGTGTGCAGATAAAAATGTTCCATACTTTGAAGTTTACACAACGGAAGAAGCCACACTTATCTTAAAAGATTGGGGGATCCTAAATGAGCAAGGATAATATCGTAGACTTTCCAAAAAAAAAGACAATCTTCGTCAAAACACCCTTCAATCCAGAAGAAAAAGGAGATGGGACTTTCTTCGTTGACGATTCCATGGAAATCTTTACAACAATCCTTTTTGACATCGTCATGGACACAATAGAAGCCAACATCAAAAATTCTCCCTCCCGCATGATTTCCCTCATTTCTCTTATAGCTGCTTTAGAGCATGAAAAAAAAGTGATGAGCAGCGCATTATAATCATTTACAAATGATTTTCTTTCAATTAAAAATAAATAAATTTAATGAGTTAGGTTTTGTATGAAAGAACTTACAGAAGAAGATAGGGAATACCTAAGGGATAAAATCCTTACGGATCTTTATAAGGAAGAAGAGGATGCAGAGGACCAATGACGGGGACAGAGAGCAAAAAAAAAGCTAAAAAAACTTACTATCAGAGGAACAGAGACAAGATCTGTGCATATAGAAAAGTTTACTATCAGAGGAACAGAGACAAGATCTGTGCATATAGAAAAGTTTACTATCAGGCGAACCGAGAAAGGCTCTTGGAGGCTCAAAAGGCGTACATAGAGGCTAATAAGAGTAAGGTTCAGGGGCATCATAAACAGTCTTATCAAAAAAACAGAGACAAGGTGTTAGAGCGTCAAAAGAAATACCGTGAAGTTAATAGGGAAAAGATCCTAAAAGGCAAGAAGGCATACTATGACGCTAATAGGGAGAAGCTATTAGAAAAAGGAAAAGAGTACTATAGGAACAACAAAGATAAATGGTTAAAGAAGAATACAAGGTAGAATATAAAAGGGAGTTCGACAGGGAATACTCTAGGAAGTATTATCAACGCTATAAGAAAAAAATCTTGGAGAACCGAAGGGCTTACTATGAAACTAACAGGGAAAAGGTCTTAAAGAGTAAGAAGGCTTACTATGATGCTAATAGGGAGGGGATAAAAAAGAATCATGACACATAAAATATTATTTGTAATCGTTATGTCTGTATTGTCTTTTGTGTATTTCCACTACGCCAACAAATGCGTAAATTTTTTAATGCAATTAATAGGTACTAAGATCAAAGAATATCGAGAAAGTTTAAGACGATGACAATTGAAAAAACTAATATAATTGAAACGGACTACGACCGTCTTACGCAGGAGATTTTATACCGTTATTGGGGGGTTCTTTTAAAAGAATGCTCTGAAGCAGAAAAAGAGTTTGGGACTATAAGTTCTTATCAAGCCGAAGAACTTCATGGATTTTCAATGGCCGTCGATATACATTCCATTAGCAACTCATTGCAAGAAATTTTAGAGGAATTCGAAGGAAAAAGATAATGGCCTTTAGTTGGAAAAACATCAACCCCGCCTTAGGGGAGCATGCGCTTTGTCTCATAATAAATATGGCAGATAAGCATGGGATCAACGTCGTCCCTTATTTCGGTCTGCGCTCATTAGAGGAGCAAGCTAAGCTATGGAGACAATCGAGGCCTACGGCGGTTATAAACGCAAAAATAGAAGAGCTTATTGATAAAGGGGCTCCTTATCTAGCTTCTATCATTCGTAAGGTGGGACCTTCTAATGGGTTCCACGTTACCAACGCCATCCCAGGCTTTTCTTGGCATAATTGGGGTGAGGGAATAGATTTTTATGTTGAAGAAAACGGCAGCGCCGTATGGGATGGAAAGGATCATAGATATGAAATTTTGGCCGTAGAAGCCGTGGAATTAGGGTTAACATCGGGTTATTACTTTAAGACGATTTTTGATCCTGGCCATATACAGTTAAGAAAGCAAGAAGTAGCTGCTGTATATAGTGTTAAAGAAGTTAATGATAAATTTAAAGGAGAAAAGATATGACACCAGACATTCAAGACCAAATCTTAAATATGTTGGATGATGTTTATGAACTCATTCTCCCTGAATACAGAAGAACTTTGCACTCCTCGGCTCAAGGGAACAAACATGATATAATACCCCTTGAAAGCATGATTAAAACATTGGAGATGAACGCGAGCCGCACAGAACTTTCGGAAGGACTTCTGAATATAGAAGAAGAACTAGGAAATATTAACTTAACATTAAAAGAGATAAGAGATTCACTAAAGGAAATGACAGATGACTAAAAAACTATTCATAATTGCTTCCCTGCTTTTAGGGACAGCAATGAACGCTTATTCAGCAGAAGATAATAGCCAAACTGTTGATCATGGATATACACGGGCAAGCAGAAAAAGATCGCTTTCTCCTTTACCCGAAGAAGGCAGAAAAGAGGGCCTATCCAAAATAGACCTATTTAAGAAGTCGGATAGAGTCACTCTTAAGCCACTCTCCTACATTAAATTTGGTTCACAAACAGAAGTGTCAAAAGAATTATTTGACAGGGAGCGTGCACTTTTGTTTTTTCAAAAAAATGTACCGTACACTTACTCATTTTGCTTAAGAGATGAACCCTGCACGAGCAATCTGGACATAAAAAAACAAGCACATAAGATTAAAATCTATAAAATTGTAGGCGATGAGATTAATCCTCTCATTGAAGACGTCCTTGAACAATTTTTAAAAACCGACGAAAAATATAAAGAGTTAGCGATTGATCTGTTAATAAATTTACTTCACATGGGTGACAAATTATTTTCAGAAATGGCATTGGGCGTCTAAATGGCTCCCCGCGACAGATTCGAACTGCCGACCTAGTGGTTAACAGCCACTTGCTCTACCAGCTGAGCTAGCGGGGAATATTTTAAAGGGAGTTTAAATGACCATACTTTTTTTGTTAGCAGGTGTGTCAATGTTTTTATTTATCGGCGTAATGTGCTGTACCTCGGTTAAGAAATGAATAGAAATAAATCCGACAGAAGAATCTTCATCTTTATGTTTCTCGTTGTTATTATAACAATAATCAATAAGATTGAAAGCATATCAATACAAGAACGTCTAGAAAAATTAGAAAGACTGATAAAATGAACAATAACATCACAAACTTTTTTCTGTTTATATTCCTAATCCTGATGAGCCTCCAAACAGGGTATTCAATTATGATTCATTCAGAGTTACGAGAAATGCATAAATTCAATATTCTTGTTTATAACGAAGATGTAGAGAGACAAAAACAGGAAGAGATACTAAACGCGTCGTTCTATGAGGATTCACACGATGTCCCTCACAAATGAGCAGAAAGAAAAAAGGCGTAAGGGAATAGGGAGCACAGAGCTTATAGCCATCGCTGGCAAAAGCAAATGGGCTTCCCCTCTCGACATTTATTTTTTAAAGATGGGGGTCACAGAGCCTACGGATATATCCGATGTTCCCGCCGTTTATTGGGGGACAACGCTAGAAGCCGTTGTTGCCAATGAATATGCCAAGAGGACAGGGAAAACGTTAGAAGAGACGGATGAAACATTCGTCCACAAAGAATATCCCTTCATCGTCTCTCATATCGATAGAAAAATCGTTGGCGAGAACGCCGTCTTAGAATGCAAGACAGCTACCCTCCACAATGCTCATAAATGGGGGCCTGAGGGTTCAGAGATCGTCCCTAGTGAATATTGGCTGCAAGTCGCGCATCAAGCGTGTGTGCTCGATTTAGACTACGTAGATATAGCTGTCCTTATCGGGGGACAAGATTTTAG